ACTAGACGTTTAACATTGAAGTTAGCGCCGAGTTGGTCTAAATCATTTTTTGTTGCATAAGCCAATAACAGGGCACGAGCAGCCTGATTAATCCGATTCCGTAAAATCATTTCCCGATAACAGTTTTCCTGAAGCAGCTTAACCAGAGGTTCACTTTCACGTGTCAGTGTTTGGCGAATAGAGGGTTGCTCTTCGCTTGGCCAGAGCTGAATAAGTGCTTCTTTACGCTCGGTATATAGAGCTTCAAAGTCAATTTCTTCGATGATATCTGGTTGAATCAATTGCGAAAAATCAACACTCATAGCGAAGACCCGTAATTTAAAGGAATAGAGAGTTTCTTGGTTTGATCTGTACCGACGAGCTGCATTTCTAGGTCAATCTGGAAGCGACTATCTTCGGCTTTGGAAAACTTGGCACTGGTCAGTTTGACTCGGTCTTCCCAAGTCATAATGGCTGTAGCACTGGCTGCCATGACTTGCAGACGCACAGCATCATTAAAGGGTTGGTCAATCAGTTTGAAAATCATGGAGCCATATTCACGACGCATCACGCGGCTACCAATTGGGGTAAAGAGAATGTCTTGAATGGATTGTTTGATATGGGGAATCACATCAAGGCTTTGACCAGTTTCACGTGACATCATGCTTTGGATACTCCTGTATCAGAGCCACCCGCTTGAACCCCACCATGTTTATGATTTTTCAGGCTAATGCTTCCAGCTTTTACATCAGCTTCGGTACTAAAGTTACCTGAAGAATGACTGCTGCCTTGAACGAGTTGGCTACCGCCTACGGTGTTATTGCCAGTCATTGCTGTGCTGCCATTCACTTGCAGATTTCCATTGATGGTGGTGTCACCATTCACGGTAATTCCTCCAGTTGCGGTGAGAATGGCAGTACTGCCATTCGGAAGAATTGCCTGTAAGGAATGGTTGGCTGTGTCATAGCTGATCATGGCACCATCTTCATAAACTCTTAATTTGATGTTGGGATTCAATGACGGAGTGGGAAACGCTTCATTATTTAAACCCACCAAAACAATGCCGAGCGTCAGCTCACCTGTAGGGCTAAAGACCACACACTCTTCATTGATACTAGGTAAGTCATGGCTCAGGTCTGCACCTGCACGAAGATTGAATAGACGTAATTCATCAGTCACGATATCGCCTAGATCGACAGTGACTGTATGAAAAGGTTTAGCAGGGGTAACGCTTTTAATTCGACCTAAACGGATCAAATTTTCTAAGCGACGATGGATTTCAGCACTCATGTGCCTACTTTGCGTTAAGGCTGTGTGTCTTGCATTAATGGCAATTTGTAAGAGGGGATATTACAAATAGAACTTCTTCATTTTAGCGACAAAGTTAAGTTTTTAAGTGTCGCATTACAGAGTCTTCAATCAATTGAATATCAGTTGGTGTGAAGCCTAACAGTTCACGTTTGGGGTAGGTAATAGTAGGGCCATTTTGACTGACGCGAGAACGTAAACCTTCTTGATGAATACGTGCCACAAAAACGACATTAGTTAAAAACCCAACACTGACTTTGTCGGCATTGGAGAAGTTTCTGAAATAACGTTGAGCACGTAATTTGGTAAACATTTTGCGACGGATCCGTTTACCGTCTCGTAACCGTCTTGGAGTATAGCTAGAACCATCGGGATTAAGTTGAGCCGCAATCCGTTGTTGTTGGCTCTGTCTCAAATCTGCACCGACTTTTTTATTCAGTTTAGACATTTCGCCATCACTGAGTTTATTCAGTAATGGCGTCAGGTATTTAACCAAATCATCTAAGTTTTCACGCATGGTTTAACTCACTGAGGTTTTTTTGCCAAAGGCATTTCAAGTGCAACAGTATTAGAAGGCTCAATACTGGTCCATGTTGCTAGAATATTGCCTTGCTCATCGGCCATTTCACACTCGGTCACGGGCAATGCTGGTGAATATTGAGGTTCATCAGGATAAGAAAAATTGTAGCTGCCATTGTCTTGTCTTTGAATAATCACACGTTCTGTCAGCTCAAATTCAAACATCACATCGGCTTTGTCATTGTCCAGAAATTCAGCTTCAAACTTCACAGCATTCTTGTTCTTGTCTAAATTGGCGAGCAATTCAGACTGATTCACCCGCAGCCATTGAAATAGCAAGAAGGCAATCAAGTCGGGATCCCCCGTGAAGTCCTGAATAATGAACTTCACAGGAGAAATGCTTTCCATGCCGTAGCCGTTGGCAAGGGTAGAACGATAGCGACCACTTTCAATATGCATGCTGAGTTTGTCTGGATTATCCTGAAGAAACTTCAGATGGCTCACCAAATACTCTCGAAGGTTATTGGGCTTTTTCATGCTACATTGCTCTGATAGCTAGGATCTAGGCGGTTCATAACGCGAAGAAACTTGGTGTCATAGCCGAGTTTTTTATAATTGCGACCGTTATACAGACTAAATACAGCATCCCAGTTCTCCTGGCGTAATGCCTCCAGTAAAGTCCACTTTTTGCCAGCGACCGTACCTGACTTGAACTCGCAGAAACGTAGAAAAGCTTCAAACTGTAGGCTTTCACTTTGATAGTGCTGTTCGATAAATTCTTGTACAGATGAATAGCCCAGATCTTTCCAGTTTTCACCCATCAATTGAAAACGTCCCCAAGAAGCAGACATTAGGGCACAGTCTTCATCAATTTGTTTGGCCAAAGCCAAACGGGTGTATTCAGCAGCATTGCCATGGTAGCCACCAGTCTGGGTGTTCACGACATTGGGGTACTGCTTCATCATTTGGTCAGCAAAGTCTTTTCCACGTTTCTGGCTGAGATAGAAATACATACGGTGACGTTCAAATAGAATTTTTGGTCGACCATCAGGCAAGTAACCATCACCAAGTGTTTCAACTTCAGCAATTGCGCGAATGACAATTTCAGGGACATCTAGACGTTTTGCACCAGTCGTTAAGTCCTCATCTTTTAAGTGCTTAGAGATGTCTAGACCTTTGAGGGCATTGAGTGTTGCATTCCCGACAATGCCATCCACTTTAATGCCTATCTTCTTCTGGAATTGAATCACGGCATATTCAGTGCTTTCGCCAAAATCACCATCCACAGAAAGTAACTTGTTATTTTTCCCCTTCATGCTGTGTTTAATCAGGAGTTGCTGTAGCTCAGAAACGGCTGAACCTTTAGCTCCAAACTTCAATAATTTCATGATGGACTCCAGATCAGTTTGGCAACATTACCGCGACTCCGTAGCACAATCAGGGCAAGTAATATGGCGAAGATGGCATCCCATAGGGTGACAGGATCTTTAAAGAAAAGAATGTGCACAGACTGCCCAAGGAATGAGGCAATCAGTAAAGCTGCAAGCCAAGAATAGCCACGGTGAAATGATGTTTCATCACGGCTAAAGCAGACAATACGAACACCACAAAAGAGATAGGCTAAAACAGCAATGGTTTGAAATAAGAGTTCGATCATGAGGCACCTCCACCTCGAAAAGTTTTCCAAATGTCAGAAAGTTTGGATGCCTTTACCCAATCTACGGCCTTCACCAAAATGAACAGAGAGAAGGTCGATGCAATCAGGGCAGCAGTGGCATCACTGGTGATAAAGGTTCGACTGGTAATTTCAGGGGCAAGTAAGTAGCCAATACCTGTCGAAAGCAACATGGTGCGTAAACGTTGCCATGCCGATAAGTCTTTTTCATAGGTCGCAATAAATGCAGCACCCAATACAGCGCCCAGTAAGGCATTGCCGTTAATAAAGGGCAGAATGGAGACAGCACTTAGACTGAGGGCTGTTGCGGTGGTGGTTGTAGCAGTTGGTTCAGGCATGCTTAATCCCATAAGTTAATTGTTTTTGTTGTCTGCTGTTGCGTAGGGATATCAGGCAAAATCACTTCTGTGCCCAGCGTGAGTATTGGTCCTTGTTCAGCCAGATCAGGGTTATATTCCAATACAGTTTCTGTGACACCCGCAGTGCGACCGTAATAACGCCAGCAGATCAGATCAATCGTGTCCCCCTGAACAGACTTCACTTTTTTCATATCAATTCCACAGTACAGCGACTTGTCCCCAACAAGTCCCGGATAGCCCAACGTAAGTTACGTCGATGGTCATCAATGGTCGGTGCTAATTGTTCAGCACGTTTCTGAGCATCACTGGTGCTGTCATAGCTTCGATATTTTTCATTAATGTCTGCGGCAATGGCTGAATGAACTGCCCGTAAATACAACAGTTCAGTGTTGGGTTTGCCATCGATCGTGGATGTTGCAAGTTCGTTGAGCGTTGCCGCTTTAAATTTGAGTGCGCGCAGTTGGTCGTTAATTTCCAATATGGCTGCGATAGCTGCATCTTTCAGACGCGCATTTGAAACACTGCCATCTAAGCGCACGGATTCACGGATCAGGTTCAATTGCAGATTGGGAAAGAAGCTATCATTCACAATCAGCTCATCTGGTGTGGTGGTTGGGGCATTAAAGCTAAAACCAGTCATCGTCATATCCTAGGTGGTCGGTGGATGATGGTTCAGAACAACAACTTAAAAGTTTTGTCATCCCCATCATGCCGACCAGGTGCGGGGGGCAC